AAGAACCTGACACCGGCAGAGTACGCTGCGACCACTCGTGCGAAGCGAGCCGGTAAAAAGGCTGGAAAGCAGTTTGTGCCGCAGCCCCCAAAAATCGCCAAGAAGGTGGCAGTGCAGAGGAAGGCGACATGACAACATCGGGAACAGCAGGATTCAACCTCGACCTCAACAACATTGTTGAAGAGGCTTTGGAGCGTTGCGGGAAGGAATTGCGTAGCGGCTACGATCTTCGTACCGCTCGGCGCAGCCTGAACCTGCTCACCGTTGAATGGGCCAACCGTGGTGTCAACCTCTGGACCATCGAGCAGGGTTCGATTGCCCTGAACGAGAACCAAGCGATCTACGACCTTCCCGTGGACACCATCGACCTTCTGGAGCACGTCACGCGCACCGGCACGGGTCAGAACCAGCAAGACCTCGCGATCACCCGGATCAGTGTTTCTACCTACGCGACCATCCCGAACAAGAACGCCACCGGGCGTCCGATTCAGGTGTGGGTGGATCGCCAGTCTGGAGCCACTTATCCGGCTGGTGGCGGGCCGCAAGGGACCGATCCGACCAACGGTATCGACTACCCCAAGATTTACGTCTGGCCTGCGCCGGATCAGAGCAACTACTACACGTTCGTGTACTGGCGTCTGCGCCGCATTCAGGATGCTGGCAACGGGGGTATGACCACCCAAGACATCCCGTTCCGCTTCTTGAACTGCCTCATCGCAGGTCTGTCCTACTACCTCGCGCAGAAGATTGCGCCTGACCGTTTGCAGATGCTCAAGATGCAGTACGACGAGCAGTGGAAGTTTGCCACCGAGGAGGACCGCGACAAGTCCGCAGTCCGTTTTGTCCCACGCCGATACTTCACCGAGTAAAGCATGGGTAACAAGTTTGCCTCTGGTAAGAATGCGATTGCAGAGTGTGATCGCTGTGCTTTTCGCTACAAGTTGAAAGAGTTGAAGCGTTTGATCATCAAGACCAAGAACGTAAACATCTTGGTTTGTCCGGAGTGCTGGGAGCCTGATCAGCCGCAGTTGCAGTTGGGGATGTACCCGATTGATGACCCGCAGGCGCTTCGCAACCCGAGGCCGGACATCAGTTACCGGACCTCTGGTCTGAGTGGTTTGCAACTGGTCAATTCGACCGGTCCAAACATCAATCAGACTGGTACGGCAGAGGGTGGCAGTAGGATTTTCCAGTGGGGGTTCGCCCCTGTTGGAGGGGCAAGAGCCAACGATGTAGGGTTAACACCTAACAACTTGGCGCTTGGAATTCAACTGGGAACAGTGACGGTTGCAACGACATAGGAGCATGAAAATGGAAACCAGCAAGATGAAGAAAATTGCCAAGACCGAAGTCAAGGCGCACGAGAAGAAGATGCATGGCAAAGGCTATGCAAAGGGCGGCGTGACTTCTTCGGCGATGAAGCAGTACGGGCGCAACGTGGCTCGCATGATGAATCAACGTTCTACTTCGCGAGGTGGCTAATGAACACAGACAAGTTCGAATACTTCCCGGCTGACACCAAGGAGCCGTGCGAGAAGTACGTCCAGCCCAAGCCATACACACAGCCAACACCAAACTCTGGCTATCCGAATGCCGTCCCGAACACGCAGACTCAGCGTACTCGCGGCACGAAGAACACCACCCGTGGGTTTGGTCACACCAAGAAGATGGGGTAAGCGGTGAATTACACGGAACTGAAAGCCAGAATCAAGGCGTACTGCGAGAACGACTTCCCACAGGCAGTCGGCGCGGGTGGCTTGACTTCGGACGAGCAGATCAACACGTTCATCCAGCAGGCTGAACAGCGCATCTACAACTCGGTTCAGTTCCCCTCACTGCGTAAGAACGTCACTGGCACAACGACCAACGGCAACAAGTACCTCTCGGCCCCGGGCGATTTCTTGGCGGTCTATTCGATTGCCGTCATCGACCCTGTGACGGGCGAGTACCTGTACCTGCTCAACAAGGACGTGAACTTCATCCGTGAATCGTTCCCGTCTCCGACAGATCAGGGTAAACCCTATTACTACGCCCTCTTTGGTCCGACCACGACAAACAACACGCCTCCGGTTATCACCAATGAGTTGACCTTCCTGATGGGTCCAACGCCGAATGCGGCGTACAGCATCGAGTTGCATTACTACTACTACCCTGAGTCGATCACCACGGCCTCCAGCGGTCAGACATGGCTGGGCGACAACATGGATTCTGTGCTGCTTTACGGCGCAATGATGGAGGCAGCGTCCTTCATGAAGTCCGAGAAGGATGTGGTCGAGATGTACATGGGCCGCTACAACGAAGCCCTGACCCTTGCCAAGCGTCTGGGTGATGGCATGGAGCGTCAGGATGCCTACCGTTCTGGTCAGTACCGGATGGAGGTTAAGTGATGGCTTTCACTGGCAACTACACCTGCAACACGTTTAAACTGGGTCTTCCAAGCGGAGACTTTGACTTCGCCTCGGGCACGACGGACGTGTTCAAGATTGCCCTGTACACCAACGCCGCATCGCTGGATGAAACCACTGCGGCATACACCACTGATGGTGAGGTGTCTGCGACTGGATACACGGCTGGCGGGGAAGTGCTGACCCCGTCCGTGGCGATTTCCGATGGCACGTCCTTTATTGATTTTGGGGATGTGACTTGGAACGGGGCATTTACTGCCCGTGGGGCGCTGATCTACAAGAACGGTGGAGCGGCAATTTGTGTTTTGGACTTCGGTGCTGACAGGACATCGACATCTGTGTTTCAGGTGCAATTCCCTGTTAATACCAACAGTTCGGCTTTGATTCGGATTTCTTAAGGAGCATGAAATGATCAACAACAAAGCAAAATCCACCGACAAGGTCTTCTCCGAAGTCCTAGGTGGTGGTGCATCTGAAGAGCGCGTTCGCGGTGGCGGCGTGTTTTTCGTTGAGTGCCGTGACAAAGACGGCAACCTCAAGTGGAAAGAGGAGTCCAAGAACCTTGTTGTGAACGTCGGTCTGAAGGACATGAACGACAAGTATTTCTCGGGTTCATCCTACACGGCAACGTGGTATCTCGGTCTGATTACCGGCCCGGGTTCTGGCACGACGATTGATGCTGGCGACACGATGGCGACTCACGCAGGCTGGACCGAGGCAACCGCCTACAGCCAGTCTACGCGCCCTGCTTGCACGTTCGGTGCTGCAACGACCGCTGACCCTTCTGTGATCAGCAACTCGGCCTCTGTGGCTGTGTTCAGCATCAACGGCACGGTGACGATTGCTGGCGCATTCCTGACCAGCAACAACACCAAGGGTGGTACTACCGGCATTCTGTTCTCGGCCTCTGACTTCCAATCGCCGGGTGACCGTGCTGTGGTGTCGGGTGACACGCTGAACGTGACATACCAATTCAGCCTTGACGCTGCGTAAGGAGAAAACATGGCTACCAAATTCACAAAAGGTCAGACAGTCAAACTCGTTTCTGTGGCCCCGCAAGGCCCAGTCGTTGCACTTCGCATGGACGAGAACGGCACATTCTTCTATCTAGTTGAGTGGACCGACGAGGCTGGCGTAAAACAACAACGCTGGTTTGAAGAGGCGCAACTCGCGACTGCTTAAGGAATGTACGGACTCCTGCCCTACTCGACTGCGCCATACTCATCTCTTTCGGGTGCTGTTTATGCAGCGACAGTCGCTGAATCTGCCAATGCCTCAGACACTCTGAGCGCACTGGCAACGTTCGCCTCTTCCATCACGGAGAGTGCGACGGGGGCAGATTCCATCTCCGCACGGGCTGTATTCCAAGCCAGCATCACAGAGTCCGCAACCGGCACAGACTCGATCTCCGGCAGCGTCACCTATCGGGTGTCAGTCGTTGAACTGGTCACCGCAGCAGACACAATTTCTGCCAAGGTTGACTTCGGCGGTAGCATCCTTGAGTCGGCAACAGGCTCCGACACGATCAGCGCCAGCGCATCGTTTGCCCCGTCGATCTCTGAGAGCGCGACCGCATCGGAAACGGTCGTTGCTCGCGTGGTCTTCGTTTCAACGGTCAGCGAGACAGCCACAGCAGCCGACAGCACCTCCGCTGGCGTTTCAGTCAACGCTCGTGCTTCTGAGCAAGCCACGGCCTCTGATGCACCCTCTGCCGCCGTCACATTCGGCGCAAGCATCATTGAGGCGGCTACAGGCTCTGAACGAGTTTCTGCATCGATTGACTTTGGCGGTTTAATCACAGAGTCTGCAACTGTCTCTGAACTGGTCTCTGCCATCGCTACGTTCGTGGCTACGGCTTCCGAGACGGCAACCGCAGCCGATTCAGCGTCTTCGTCCTTTGCATTCGCGACCAACATCATCGAGTCCGCAACGGCATCTGATACAGCATCTGCCGGTGTGGTGTTCATTGTTGCCGTCGATGAGGCAGCAGCAGCCAGCGACCTGATCAGCGGAGCAATCGACTTTGGCGTTCTGGTGCAAGAAGCCGCCTCCGGTTCTGATGTGACTACTACCCTGCCGATTTATGCAGCAAATGTGGCAGAACTGGCTCGTGCGTCTGACAGCGTTCTGGGCCGCTTGCTGTGGGAAATCATCAACGACAGTCAGCCGGGGAACTGGAACCTGATCAACGCACAAAGTAGCGGTACATGGAACGTGATTAACACGTCTGACCCAACAACTTGGAATGTCATAAAGACATCGAACTGATATGCCACTTGTCGTCAAAGATCGCGTCCGAGAAACAACGACCACAGCCGGTACAGGGACGATCACGCTCGCTGGAGTAGTGACTGGGTTCCAGTCGTTC